CTCGGCGACGATGGCATCGGCCAACGCGACATCGCCCGACAATATGTCGAGCGCGAGCGAGATGGTTTCGCCGCGCTGGAAAACGAATGGGGGCATGGCAGGGTCTCCACCCCTCCCCGTACAGACGGGGAGGGGCTTGCTTTCGGCTCTTCAGGTGGTGGCGAATTTCAGCAGCTTGATCGCCTCGGAATTGGCGATCGCCCCGCCGATCCGGCGGGTTGCATAGAAGCTGACATAGGGCTTGTTGGTATAGGGATCGCGCAGGATGCTGGTTTCGGTCCGTTCCGCGATGACATAGCCCGCGCGGAAGTTGCCGAAGGCGATCGACAGGCTGTTTGTCCCGATATCCGGCATGTCCTCCGCTTCGACTACCGGATAGCCGAGCAGCGTGTCCGGCTGGCCGGCGGCAAGTCCGGGCTGCCAGATGAAGGCCCCTTCGCTCGTCTTGAACTTGCGGACGGCCGCCAGGGTCGCGGCATTCATCACCCATACCGCCCCCTGGCGATAGGGCGCGCGCAGCGAATGGACGAAGTCGATCAGCAGATCCTGCGGGGTCTGCCCGAAGCCGCCGGCTGCACCCGTCGCGCGGTACTGGAGCGTGCCGAAGGGGCGCGATCCGTCCGGCGTGGTGACCGGCGCGGGCCCGGAAAGGAATCCGCGCGGTCGGTTCACACCGTTTCCGCTGACGAATGCGTTTCCTTCCGCCCTGGCAAATTCGGTCGCGATCTCGCTGGCCAGCCAGGCTTCGACGTCGAACTGCGCATCGTCGAGCATGGCCTGGGTGGCGAACGGATTGGCGTAAAGCTCTCCGAAGGGAGGGACGATCTCGTTGAACACGGGCGTGCCGGTTTCGGGACGCGGCCCGGTTTCAGAAGCCCAGCCCGAGGCAACGCCACCGGAGGTCACCAGCTTGCGATACCCCGCGCTTCCCACGCGGACGACATTGGCGATCGAGCGGATCGGCGAAATGCTCTTGAGCGTTGCGTCGATCGCCGCATCGATTTCCTTCGGAATGGCATAGCCGCCGTCCGAAAGCGTCTCGCCGGTGAAGCTCTTCAGCTCGACATCCGAGCCGCGCCGCAGAAAGCCGTCGACAAACGCCTGCCGTGCGGTGGGTGCGGGACGCCCGCCGGCCAGCAACGGCCTTTCCACGCCTCCGCCCGCTTCCGCCGCATCGAATGCCGCCGCGATGCCATCGGCCTTGATCTCATAGTCCATCTTCTTCTCCTTGGGGATTGACCGGCTCGCCGGGGCGCGCCGGTCCGGGTTCCACCGCGATGACCCGCGCGCGCGGCTGCATCGGATGGTCGACAAGGCTGACCTCGATCAGGTCTACCTCGATAAGTTCGCGATATGTTCCGTTGACGGATCGCCGCACGCGATAGCCGAAGGACAGGCCGTCCCCCGCTGTCACCGCCTGCCCGGCATCCAGCACCGCGATGACGCGAAGGCCGCGGTCATCCTCTGCGAGGCTTTCCACCGTGCCGATGCGGCGACGGGGATCATGCTGGCGCAACAGCGGCTGACCCGCCCGTGCCGCGCGCGAAAAGGCGCCCCGACGCACGACATCGCCGCCGCGATCGGGATGATCGAACACCGCCGCATAGCCTGCGATCCGGCTTCCGGCACTCATCGCGACACCAGATCGTAAAGGCCAAGACGCACGGCGATGCCGATCAGCACCAGCGCAAGGCCAGCGCGGACCAGCCATCCGATCACCGCCTTGCGCGCGGAGGCCTTGGCATCGCGCCAGGCCGAGAGCAGCTCTCGCAGGTCGGCCACGTCGCGGGCGGCATGCGGGTCTGACAGGCCAAGCGCGGACAGCGCCCGCGCCGCCCCCGCCTCGGACGCCTCCTCGATCAGGGCGCGCAGGGTGACTAGATCGGCCCCCCGCCCGTCCGCCTGCGCGACGAGCCGGGTGAGCATCGTGGAATCGCTCATCATATTCGCTCCGGTCAAAGAAAAAGCCGCCCGAAGGCGGCTTGGTGTGGATGCGGTTACGCCAGCAATCAGCCGTCGGGATACAGATCCGCCCCCGCGACAAAGCGATTAAACTCATCCAGGGCCTGGGTGTAATCGATCGACCGATTCCCGGCCCAAGCTTGCAGAATCCGGTCTGCGCGGTCGTTCTCGGATTCTTCCTGATCTATGTCCTTGGGATAGTCGAACTCAGCCGAGAACTTTTCATCTCTTACTGAATAGCGAAGGATCTGCCACCGTTTTTCGGCCGGTAACAACTCGCTAAGTCTGATCGCCATCGGAATGATCCCGTCGGCAGGCAAGTGGTAGATCAATCGGTTCCCAGCGTCTTCGAGTATGCATCCGGAGGCCACATTATCTCCAACTTCCGACATGAAGAAAAAGCTTTCAACATGATAGTCGAACTGTTCACAGATCGCGCGCCCTATTTCCTCAAGAATTTTACCCGATTCCTCGAGCATTATATCTTCATCTTTTTCTTCCGCTGGCATTTGGAAACTCCTTTCTTTTGGCGATTCCCGACACCGAATATTTGACCACAATGCTCGATGGACGGCGTGACCCCGCCGGGTAAACTGGATAGATCGCAAACGTCACCTTTTGACCTGCTTGTGTCAGCTTCTTCCACTCCACCTCCAGCTTGCGATACTCGCTGCGATTGAAGTTCGCATCCTGAGCGAAATGATTGAAGTCTTCGCTCGGGCCACCGAACTCGTGCGCAACGTAATGCCCACCGTCGTCCGTTGGCAAGCGGGCGGAGCCGCCTGCTCGCCTCTGCGTCGATCGTGATCTGCGTTGGCCGGGATCCAACCGCACAGTCCCGCCAATGCGGTGCGGCAGATTGTCCTTGTCGAGGTCAAAATCATAGCCGTTGGCCGTCACCCGGCGCGTTGTGCTCGCGCCGCTTTGGGCAAACGCGGGAGCCGTTCGAACCGTGGGCGTTCTGATCGGAGGGCGTTGAGGGGGTCGGGGCTTGGGAGCGGCAGGCTTCCGGCCCTGACTTGGCGAGGGCCTGCCGAAGTCACCCGTTGCCCCGCCACCGCCGAAGCTGCCGCCCCCGCCTGCAAAGGATCCACCTTGTTTGAACGTGAACTTCCCGTCCTTGGGATCGTGCCAGGGGTTGAACTTGACCTCGATCCGATCAGTCGGTGGCTTCTCGGCCTCCACCGGCTCCAGGCCAAGCATCGCCCGCTTTTCGTTCGGGGTGAGGAAGTCCGCACCACTGACCTGCGCCCAAAGCCGTTCGCGCTCCTCGCTGAGCGCGGGCACACGGTCGAGGTCGACCGACAGTTTCAGCCCCGCGAACCAGGGCCGCAGCCCCTCCGCAATCGCGTCGAGCATCTTGCCGGCCAGCGGCAGGATCGCCTGCCGCCACAGCGCCTTGCTGGCCTCCCGATAGTTGGAATAGGTCGCATCGCCGGGGAGGCCGAGCAGAACCGGCGGCACCCCGAAGGCCAGCGCAATCTCCCGCGCGGCTGCCGCCTTCAGCCCGGCAAAGTCCATGTCCGCAGGCGAAAGCGAGAGCGGTTGCCAGCGGATGCCCCCTTCCAGCAGCATCGGCCGACCGGCATTGCCCGCGCCCGAAAAACTGGCCGCCATCTCCTTCTGCAGCCGATCGAACTGCTCGGTCGAAAGCGCATCGCGTCCGTCGGTGACCAGCGCACCCGATGGCCTTGCCGCATTGTCGAGCAGCGCCTTGTTCCAGCGCGTCGCCGCATTATGCGCCGCGATTGCCCCTGCCGCGCCCGCCAGGCACCCCATTCCGTAATGATCGTCGAGCGGATGGTGGAAGCGGATATGGATCATCCGCTCCGCCGGGATCCGCGTCACCGCCTCTCCGGCACGATAGACAAAGGCGGCCGGCCAGCCGCGCACATCCGCCTCCACATTCACCCGGTCGGGGCGCAGCGCGAAGAGCTCCGCCGGGTTGCCATCGGGACCGGTCAGCAGCTGCACATAGGCATTGCCGTGGAGCAGAAGCTGTACCGCCACCGTTTCGAGCAGCGCCTGCCCGCCAGAAGTGGCGGTGACCAGTGCCAGCGCCACCGGATCGGAGGCGGAAAGCGGCGCTGCCGCCACCCCCTCGCCGATGAGCCGCACCGCACGCTGCGCGACGGCGTTGTCCAGATAAAGCTCCCGCAGCTGCGCCTCGTAAGACCGGGGCCAGGCCCCCGTCACCCAAGTCGAAAGCCCGCGTGAAAGCGCCGGACGCGCAGGGGCACGCCCGGCTGATTTCCAGCCGAAGATGTTCATGTTGGTTTCCTGTGTTGGTGGGGTGCCGGGTGCGGCGGGGGATTTTCCCGCCACCCGCTATTCAAGCCGGCACAAAGGCAGCGCCGTGCCCCTTACGTGCCCAGATTTGATGAATTGAATTTGCGGACGTCGTGAGGCGGCATCGACATACCGTCCTAATGCTCAGTCCAGTGTGAACTCCTCAATCCCGGGGTAAACCACAAGCTTGTTGCCATAGCGCTCCTGCAGGACCCTCTCACGCCGATCCTCCGGGGTTTCGGCTTCATCGATCTCTCCAGGGTATTGGAACTCTGCCAGAAACCGGCCGTCAACGACCGAATACTTCATCGTCCGCCAACGTTTGTCCGGCTCCTCTGACAACCACGCTTCATAGATCTTGTCGGTCAACTCGTGACCGTGCACGAGGTACTTTACTCGATCACCATAGTCCTTGAAAGCGCTGGGAAAGATCCAGCCCCTCTTCACTTCTGCATAGATGAACAGGCCATCTGGCTCCCCGCCGACCAGATCATACAGAATCT